ATGCCACATTCAAAAAACTATCCGTCTGTTCTGACCCCGGATGAACGGCTTCAGGAACTGACCGCCATTCTTGGCCAAGGCCTGCTGCGCTTCTTTGGTAGCGGGGCTATGGACGCCGAATCCTGCGGCTCAACGCCCTGTGGCTACGATACCGAAACAGTCCAGAAAGCCCTTGATGTGTCGCCAACAAGCGACCCTGTTGTGTCACGGTTGACGCAAGAGAGATCGTGAGAGGAGACGCATCATGGCACTGAACATCGGCAAGGAAATGGCCCAATTGCAGCGGTTGACGGTTCCGGAGCTGAGGCGCAGGTACGCCGACGTCTGCGGAGAAGATACAACGTCCAGGAACAAGGTCTACCTGGTCCGGCGGATCATCTGGCGCCTGCAGATGAAGCAGGAAGGCGGTCTGTCAGAGAGGGCCCGCAAGCGGGCCAGGGAACTGGCGGCAAACGCTGATGTGCGGCTGACCGCGCCCAAGACATTCACGTCAGAATCCGGCGGTATGACCAGGGAGTTCGCGGTCAGTTTCCCTCGGGACCAGCGCCTGCCCATGCCCGGGGCCGTCATCATGCGCCAGTATAAAGGTGAAACCATCCAGGTGCGGGTTCTGCCCACGGGTTTCGAGTACGAGGGCGAGATTTACCGCACATTGAGCGGCGTGGCCAAGAAGGTCACCGGCACTCATTGGAATGGATACCACTTCTTCAAATTGGGCGGGAAAGGAATCTCGGATGATCAAAAGAAGGATTGAGGAACCGGAAATACGTTGCGCCATCTATACGCGCAAGAGCACCGAGGAAGGCCTCGAACAGGAGTTCAACAGCCTGGATGCGCAGCGGGAAGCGAGCGAGGCTTTCATCGCCAGCCAGCGAGGTGAAGGGTGGGTCTGCCTGCCGGCCCGGTACGACGACGGTGGGTTCACCGGCGGCAATATGGAGCGTCCCGCCTTCAAACGCCTGATGACCGATATCAAAGCGGGCCGGATCGATTGCGTGGTGGTCTACAAGGTGGACCGGATGTCTCGCAGCCTGTTGGACTTCACGCAGATCATGGGGCAGTTGGAGAAGCACGGGGTTTCCTTCGTGTCGGTGACCCAGCAGTTCAACACCACCAGTTCCATGGGCCGGTTGACCTTGAACATCCTGCTCTCGTTCGCCCAGTTCGAGCGGGAGATCATTTCAGAACGGACCAGGGACAAGATTGCCGCCACCAGGCGCAAGGGGAAATGGTCCGGTGGCCGCCCTGTTCTCGGTTACGACGTCGATCCCGGTGGGGGCCGCATCCTGGTCAATGAAGAGGAGGCGACCAGGGTCAGAGCGATCTTCAATGTCTACCTGGATTACCAATCGCTCATTTCGACGATCAAGGAACTGGATACGCGGGGGTGGGTGAACAAGCAGTGGATCACCCGCAAGGGGAAGGAATCCGGCGGCCAGCCCTTCACCAAGAACAGCCTCTACCGGCTGCTAACCAACGTGCTGTATATCGGGAGAGTCAAATACAAGGATGAAGTCCACGCCGGTGAACACCCAGCCATCGTGGACCAGGAGGTTTTTCGGGCTGCGGGACTTCTTCTGCATCGCAACGGGACCACCGGTGGCAAGGAGGTCCGGAACCGGTTCGGGGCCATCCTGAAGGGTCTGATCCACTGCGTTCCCTGTGGAGCGGCCATGGTCCCGACCCACGTGAAGAAGCCGAACAAGCGGTACCGGTACTATGTATGCACCAACGCCCAGAAGCGGGGCTGGCACGTCTGTCCGTCCAAGTCGATTCCCGCGGTCGAGATTGAGAAATTCGTAGTGGATCAAATCCGGTGCATCGGCAAGGACCCTGCCCTGCTGGCGGAGACCCTGGCCGTGGCCAGGTCCGAGGCCAAGGCGCGGATCAAGGAACTGGAAGCGGAAAAGCGGAGCCTGGAACGGGGGCTCGCACGCCATAGCACGGAATTGCAGGAGTTGGTCGGCAATCTGGCTGGTGGCGAAGTGACCACGGCCCAGATGGCGGACCTGCAGGAGCGGATTCAGAGCGCGGAACAGCGGACGTCCCAGATCAGGGCGGAACTGATCGGGCTGGAGCGCCAACTGATCGACGAGCAAGAGGCTATGCGGGTACTGGCCGCCTTTGATCCCGTCTGGGAGACGCTTTCGCTGCGGGAACAGGCCCGGGTGCTGCGGCTGCTGGTCCAGCGGGTGGATTATGACGGGGAGAAGGGAACCGTATCGGTGACATTCCATCCTTCCGGTATCGAGATGCTGTCCCATGAATTCGCGGAGGAGATTGCATGACCCGGCCGATCAAGATCACCAAGCAGGTCCATTTTCGGACGGCAAAGCGGGGCCGGCGGGTCTTGAAGGAAGGGACCAGGGAGAAGGCGGTAACTTTGGGGAAGGTGCCCAGGTTGTCACGGTTGATGGCCCTGGCCCTCTACATGGATGACCTGTTGCACCAGGCGGTGGCCCGGGATCTGGCCGACCTGGCCAGGCTCGCGATGGTGACCAGGGGGCGGATGACCCAGATCATGAATCTGCTGCTCTTGGCCCCGGAGATTCAGGAGGAAATCCTGTTTTTACCGCTGTCCCATGGCGGGCGGGATGTATTGAGTGAACGGAAGATTCGGCCCATTGCGACGGTTCCGGACTGGCGGAAGCAGCGGGTGATGTGGCGGGAATTGAAGGCAGCCCTCCCGGACTCGTGAGGCCCGTTTGGAGGCCCCCTTATCTCCTTGAAAAATAACGATGTTGAAAATAATTGCACCCATAGGATTGACACGCTATTCTGTGTGAAGTATTTAGTAAACATGGACGGGCGAAGACTACCGACATGGCACAAGAATTGTTTGTCGTTTGACGACAGTCAGGAGGTGAAATTATGGCTGGAAACCCCAAGTTTGGAAAACGGATTCGTGAACTCCGTGAAGCGAAGAAGAAGGTTGACCCTTCCTATTCATTGAGGCAGTTCGCAGAGAAGGTCGGAGTCAGCGCCACGTTCTTGAGCAAACTCGAGACGGGTGAGTTTGATCCACCCAGACCGGAAAAGATCATCAGGATGGCTGAACTTCTGGAAGTCGATCCTGATGAGTTTTTGGCACTGGCCGGCAAGACGGATCCTGAACTCGAGAACATAATTCTATCGAGGCCCAAGGCTATGGCTGATTTGTTGAGGACAGCTCACGACAAAGGTCTGACCGCTGACGATCTCGATAGGATCACTAGGAGGATCAAGAAAAAGAAACCCTGATCAGGGTTCGCGGAGGTGCCAATGCATCCAAAAATCCGGTTTGTCCGGAAAGAGAGCATCGAGCTTGGGACTCAAGTTCTGCTGGCCGATTATGGCCGAAAATATGGGGAGATCTTCAAGCCTCCGATTCCGGTGGAAGAGATTCTCGAAGCCCACCTGGAAATCGACTTCTGGTTTGACGATCTCCCGGTCCTGTTGGAAATGCCTGACGTGCTGGGTGCTACCTGGTTCAAGCAGCGTGAGGTGAGAATCGATCAATCTCTCGATCCCTCGGTTCATCCGGCCCAATTGGGACGGTACCGCTTTACAGTCGCTCACGAAGTTGGGCACTGGGATCTCCACCGCGAAATCTTCCTGTCCGACAAGAGCCAGGTGACTTTGTTCGGAGTCAGGGAGGAGCCTATCGTTTGCCGGTCCAACGACCGCAGACCTTTGGAATGGCAAGCAGATTCCTTTGCTGGTTTTCTTCTGATGCCCAAGAAGATGGTCTTCGCCGCATGGGAGACTCTTCAGGGTTCCCTTCAACCCTATGTCGCCATCGGTGAAATCGACGACATCAAGGCCAAATGGGGTCTGGAGAACCATGAGTTCGCCACTGTGGACATCGCCCGCCAAATGGCTCAGGTGTTCGAGGTTTCGGCTCAGGCCATGCAGATCCGTTTGATTGAACTCGGACTCATTCGCACCCAGATTCCGGAGCCGAGTCTGTTTTCAGTGTAACCCATTCTCTTTTTTGAAGTTGGTGTTTAGTATTTAGGTAACGATATACGAACACCCCGCCCCAGACCCTGCTTGTGGAAGGAGCCATGATGCAAATACCCAGGAAGTCATCACTTTCACCAGCTCAATCCAGGCTCGTCGAAATGATGCAACGCATCGACTTTGGGACGATCGAGGATCTTGTTGTCCGTGAGGGTCAACCGGTTCTTCGGCCCAAGCCTCGAGTCATCCGCGACGTGAAGTTCGGCGCCCGCAATGACAAACGTCCCCAAACCGGCCTCAGTGATTTTGCTCTGAAATCAAGCGTTCAGGAGCTCATGGCCAAGTTTGATTCCCTCGGTGAGGCCACCGTGCATCGCCTTGTGGTCAAACATGGTTTGCCCTTCAGCATGCAGGTGGAGGAATTCGACGCCTGAATGAGGGGGTTAGGCACCCCCACTCCCATCCCTGATATCTAGTCACCAGACATTCAACCGGCCACGAGGTGGAGGTGCTTGTGGGTGTCGCCGTAAAGGCGATCCACGTGTGCCTCCGCCACGCCGGTTTCTGCGCTGTCTCGTGCGATATCCACGCGCCTCTCCACGGCCTCAGGAGAGGTTCCGATGGAGAACGCGAAACAGGGCGTCCTGAATGGATACGCCAAAGAAGTAATCCGACACAAAGCAAGACAGTTGATCGGCAAATACGGGTTCACCCGTGACGACTACGAAGACCTGCAGCAGGAGATGACACTCGATCTGCTGCGCAGGCTGGGAAAGTACGATCCGGAAAAATCAGCCCTGACGACATTCGTCGCTCGGGTCGTCAACGGCAAAATCTCCACCTTGATCCGTCACCGCAAACAAGAAAAACGCGACTACAGGTGCCAGGTCTGTTCGCTGAATGCACCGGTCGAAAGCGATACCAGTGAGTCGTTCGACATGGACGAAACCCTGAGCCAAGACGACTTCGATCGGCAGGTAGGGCGGAATGCAGATCGGCTTGATCTGAGTCTCGATTTCTCCCGCGCCATGGAGGAATTGCCGGACGACCTGCGTCAACTGGCGATCCGTCTCCAGACTCAAACCATGGCTGAGATTGCTCGCGAACTCGGCGTGCCGCGGACCAGACTCTATGACAAGGGGCTCACTCGCCTGCGGAAGTCATTCGAGGACAAAGGGCTGCGTGAATACCTCGGAAGTCCCCGACACATCGACAAGCCGCAGGGTAAGTAACCAGCAGAGGGCCGATGGTCCGCAACCACAGGAGACGAGAAACGATGAGCCGAGAAATCCACCGCTACCAGTTCAAAGCCACGGTGCCGGCAGAGGAGATCGAAAGCACCCTGCTGCTTGCCGTACTGGCGGTCGAGGGGCTGCACGGTGTGTCTCGCGTTCGGCTGGAGGCGAGCTACTGCTTCGATGCTGAGAAACACGCTTGCGTGATCGATACCGAAACGGTGGTCGGCCAGGACATCAGCCGGATTTTCACCGGGTTCGCCATCCGCGAATACGGGGAAACCGCCTTCAGGGTGGAGCGAGCCAACACGACTGACCAAGAAACGGAGGGCGTTACGACATGACCAAGGCTGGAGTATTCAAACGACGTTCAGGAAGTCTCGAAAACCTTGACTTCCTGATCCAGGAACCGGCGGAGGATTACCACGCCAAGGCGGGCAAGTACCTGTCGAGCCACCGGCTGGCCGACTTCAGGCGCAACGCGCTGCTGTTTCACAAGAAGGAACTCGGGCTGATCGAAGAGCCGGACCGACCGGCATATGTGCTGGGCCGCGCCGCCCACGTCCTGATTCTCGAAGGCAGAGAAGCCTATGAGAAGAACTACGCCATCGGCGGACCAATCAACCCCAAGACGGGTGCTCCGTTTGGCAATCGAACGAAGGCGTTTCAGGAGTGGGCGGAGGCCCAGGGCAAACCTGTGCTGGGCGATGACCAGGCTCTGCTGATCGAGAGTCTCTATTCCGCAGTCCAGGGCCACGGCCACGCTCGGGATCTGCTCGCCGAGGGGCAGGCCGAAGGTGTGGTGAGGACCGAGTACCGGGATCTGCCATGCCAGGGCCGCTTGGACTGGCTGCACCCGAGCCACGGAATCGTCGACCTGAAAACCTGCGAAAACCTCGACTGGCTGGAGATGGACGCCCGCAGTTACGGCTACATCCACCAGTTGGCCTTCTACCGCTCCCTGGTGGCTCGCGCCACCGGCGAAACCCTCCCGGTCTACCTGATCGCTGTCGAGAAACGCGAGCCTCTGCGCTGTGGAGTTTGGCGCGTGGGTGAAGAGGTACTCGGCATCGCCCAGAAGGACAACGAGCAGGCCATCGAGCGGCTCAAAGACTGTCGTGAGCGGGACTTCTGGCCCACCGGGTACGAGGAAATCAAGATCCTCGACTGCATCTGAAACACAGGGGAAGCGGGCGGAATGGCGTGACGCACTGACGCCCGGGTGCGTCGGGACTCCCTGGGTCTGTCCGCTTCCCGGTCAACCTGAACGAAAGGAAATGCAACCGTGAAACTCTTGGAAAAAGTAACCAGCGGGAAGGCTCCGGCCCCGAGGCGGTTGATGCTCTACGGCACCCACGGCATCGGCAAGTCAACCTTCGCCGCGTGTGCGCCCAAGCCAGTGTTCATCCAGACCGAGGATGGCCTGGGCGAGATCGAGTGCGACAAGTTTCCTCTGACCACCACCTTCGATCAGGCCGTGCAGGCCCTGTCGGAACTCTACTCCGAAAAGCATAGCTATCGCACGGTGGTGATCGACTCCCTGGACTGGCTCGAGCGCCTGATCTGGAACGAAGTGTGCCGCAAACGGAACGTCGAGAGCATCGAGGACATCGGCTACGCCAAGGGCTACGTGTTCGCGCTGACGCAGTGGCGGGAGTTCCTCGAGGGGTTGTCGGCGCTACGCAGCGACAAGGGCATGATGATCGTGTTGATCGCCCATGCCCGGATCGAGCGATTCGCCAACCCGGAAACCGACAGCTACGACCGCTATGTGCCACGCCTGCACCGGCTGGCTTCGCAGGTTCTGCAGGAATGGTGCGATGAGGTCCTGTTCGCCACGTTCAAGGTCTACACCAAGCAGACGGACGAGGGTTTCGACCGCAAACGCACCCAGGGCATCGGCACGGGTGAGCGGATCGTTCGCACCGTCGAGCGCCCTGCCCACATGGCGAAGAACCGCCTCAGTCTCCCCGAGGAAATGCCACTGGATTGGAATGCCTACGCCCAGCACCTGGGCAATGGACGCGTCAACACGCCGCAAACCGGCAAGAACAAAGGAGCGAAATAGCTATGGCGAATCTGAACGGCTTTGACGCCACCAACGTGGAGCCCCAGGGGGATTTCGAACCGCTGCCCGCGGGGAAGTACATGGTCATCATGACCGATTCTGAGATGAAGGAGACCAAGAGCGGCACCGGGCACTACCTGGAGCTCACGTTCCAGGTGGTCGACGGGCAGTACAAGGGCCGCCTTCTGTGGTCTCGCCTGAACCTGGACAACCCGAACCCCACCGCGGTGAAGATCGCCCAGGGTGAACTGTCGTCCATCTGCCGGGCCGTCGGGGTGATGAGGCCGAAGGACTCGGTCGAACTGCACAACCTGCCTTTGCAGGTGACGGTCAAGTGCAAGAAGCGGCAGGACACCGGGGACATCGTGAACGAAATCCGCAGCTATGCCCAGAAGGATGCGCAGGAGGTGAATTCCCAGCAGGAGGCTTCCTCCAATACACCGCCCTGGGCACGGCAATGATCGAGTTGGAATTGCCGTTTCCCCCTTCGATCAATCACTACTACCGCCGGGTCGGTCCACGGATTCTCATCAGCCGGGAGGGGCGCAGATTTCGCGAGAAAGTCTGCGCCACCCTGGCCTTCATCGGTGTGAAACCGATGACCGGGCCGCTTCATATGGAGATCGAACTCTACCCGCCTGATCATCGCCGCAGGGATATCGACAATTCACAAAAGGCACTCCTTGATGCACTTCAGCACGCGGGGCTGTACGCAGATGACAGCCAGATCGTGAAGCTGAACACGGAGAAGCGGGGTGTCGTTCCCGGCGGCCGGACCATCGTGCGCCTGGAGGTATCGCGGGATGCTTGAACTGAGGCCATATCAACACGCGGCTGTTGAGGCGATCTATCGCCATCTGCGCCAGCGGGACGACAACCCCTGCGTGGTGATTCCCACAGGTGGAGGCAAGACACCGGTCATGGCCACCGTCTGCCGGGATGCTGTCGGCCGTTGGGGAGGCCGGGTTCTGATCCTGGCCCATGTGAAGGAATTGCTGGAGCAGGCCCGGGAGAAGCTGCATGTGGTGGCTCCTGAGATGTGGATGAAGACCGGGGTGTATTCGGCGGGCCTGAAGAGCCGCGACACGGATAAGCCGATCATCATCGCCGGTATCCAGTCGGTTTTCCGTCGAGCCTGCGAGTTGGATGCCTTCGACCTGGTGATCATCGACGAGGCGCACATGATCCCGCCGGATGGGGACGGGATGTACCGGAAGTTCCTGAATGACGCCAGGACGGTGAACCCCAGCCTGCGGGTCATTGGCCTGACCGCCACCCCATTTCGGATGAAAAGCGGAATGATCTGCGGGCCCCAGAACGTGTTGAACGAGGTCTGTTACGACATCGGTGTGAAGGAATTGATCGTCCAGGGCTACCTGTGTCCGCTGATCACCAAGGGTAGCCAGACACCGGTTGATACATCGGGCCTGCACGTCAGAGCCGGTGAGTTCATCGCCGGCGAGGCCGAGGATTTGATGAACACCGACGTGTTGGTGGAAACCGCCTGCAGGGAGATCATCGAGCAGACCCGGCAACGGCATTCGGTGCTGGTTTTTACCACCGGGGTGAAGCACGCCCGCAGCATCGCCGAAGCGTTACGGAAGATGTCCGGATCTGACGTGGGAATGGTTTTCGGCTCGACATCGAACGAGGACCGGGACCAGGTGTTGGCGGATTTCAAGGCCGGCAGGCTGAAATACCTGGTCAATGTGAATGTGCTGACCACGGGGTTCGACGCACCGAACATCGACTGCGTGGCCATGGTGCGGCCGACGATGTCTCCGGGGCTGTACTACCAGATGGTCGGCCGGGGTTTCCGGCTCCTTGAAGGCAAAGAGAACTGCTTGGTTTTGGACTTTGGGGGAAATGTCCTGCGGCACGGTCCGGTGGACGCGATCCGAGTTCGGGAACCAGTGCACCGGGGTAACAGTGAAGCGCCGGCCAAGCAGTGTCCCGAGTGTCAGAGCGTGATCGCCGCCGGCTATACGGTGTGTCCCGACTGCGGGTTCGAGTTCCCGCCACCTGAACGGTCGCAGCACGAGGCCACAGCATCGACCGAGGGGATCCTCTCGGGTGAGATGTCCACATCCGAGCATGAAGTCGAAGAGGTTTTCTACAGCGTCCATCACAAGAAGGATGCTCCCGAGGACGCACCAACGACCCTGCGAGTCGAGTACCGCATCGGTTTCCATCAGTACCAATCGGAATGGATCTGTTTCGACCACACTGGTTGGGCCCGGAAGAAGGCGGAATCATGGTGGCGCAAACGCTCAAACGCGCCGGTTCCCAAGTCCGTGACCGAGGCGGTGGCGTTGGCCTATTACGGGGCCGTCTGCGACACCTACTGCATCACCTTGAGAAAAGTTGTCGGAGAGAAATACCCCAAGATCATCGGTTACGAGCTGGGAGAGAAGCCCGTCTGGCGGGAGCCGGGTGTGGATGAAGACGAGGAGTTGGTCCCCAGCGGCTCATTCGATCCGGTGGACCCGGACGATATCCCCTTTTGATTATGGAGTGAATGGGCATGGAAGGAACGATGGAAAAGATACTGTCTTCTGCTCTCGGGTACGCTGAACTCGGATATCCGGTTTTCCCCTGCGTACCCGGTGGAAAGAGACCGCTTACCAAACACGGGTTCAAGGACGCGACAACCGATCCGGAGCAGATCCGCACCTGGTGGACTCAGAATCCCGATGCGAATGTGGCCATGCCCACAGCCGGTATGTTGGTGGTTGATATCGATGGGGCCGACAATCCCTGGCCCAGTGACCAGGAGCAGGTGAACGATCTTGGCCAGTGCCCGGTTTCGCTGACCGCAGGGGGCGGACATCACCACATCTTTCGACAACCGGAAGGTGCCAGTTGGAAAAACACGGCCAGCAAGATTGCCTCCAAGGTCGACACCCGGGGTAACGGTGGGTACATCGTCTTGCCGCCGTCGATCGTTGATGGGAAGCCGTACCGATGGGCCACCGATTTCGAGGCCCGGCTGGCCGATCTGCCGGAGCCTCCTGGCTGGCTGGTTGAGTTGTTGGATGGAAATGGGGACCTGTTTGCCCAGGCGGTGGCATCATGTGGCGGAGGGAAAAAATGCGGCCAATCGTGCGCGCCTGTGGCGCCCCAGGGCGCGGCCTCTTCCCCTGATGGCAACCTTATACCAGCCGGGCAAAGGAACGCCACCCTGGCGCGACTGGCGGGGGCAATGCGGCGTGTGGGGATGAGCCAAGCGGAGATTCTGGCCGCTCTGGCGAAGATCAACCAGGATCGTTGCCGGCCGTCGTTGCCGGATAGGGAAGTGGGTCGGATAGCGGCCAGCATTGCGCGGTACGAACCGGACCAGGTAGCGGTGGCCGTAGTGGAAGACCACTGGGGCCAGGACATGGGTGCGCCAGAGCCCGCGGTAGATGCAGTGCCGGCTATTGTCGACCCTGGTCCTATGCCTAAAAAGTTGCTGCGGATCCCCGGCTTCATTTCCGAGGTCATGGATCATTGTATGGCCACGGCCCCGTACCCGAATCGTGTGCTGGCCTTTTCGGGTGCACTTGCATTGCAGGCGATACTGGCCGGGCGGAAGGTTAGGGATTCAGGTAGGAATCGGACGAACCTGTATTTGCTGGGACTTGCCCACTCATCCGCAGGGAAGGATCACCCCAGGAAGCTGAATATCGAAATCCTGCATTCGGCTGGGTTGTCGGACCAGATTGGTGGCCAGTTTGCATCCGGAGAGGGCATCCAGGACGCCTTGTTTACCCAGCCAACTATGCTATTTCAGACCGACGAGATTGACGGGATGCTGCAGTCAATTAACAAGTCCAAGGACGCCCGGCACGAGAACATAATGGGTACCCTGCTGACGATGTTCTCCTCGGCGAATTCGATCTTTCCCATGCGGAGGAAAGCAGGGAAAGAATCGCCAGGCGTGATAGATCAGCCCTGTCTCGTCGTGTTCGGTACGGCTATTCCCGACCACTATTACAAGGCGCTCTCAGAGAGAATGCTCACCAACGGCTTCTTTGCTCGCATGATCGTTATGGAAGCCGGTAAGCGGTCTTCGGGACAGGAACCGAAGGATGATCCGCCGCCAGCACGGGTGTTGGAGACGGCCAAATGGTGGGCTGATTTCCAGCCAGGGACCGGGAACCTCGAGCAGTGGCATCCAGTACCACGTTTGGTTAAGCATACGCCGGAAGCCCGTGAGATCTTAGTCGAGGCTCGCCTCCAGGTGGAGGCCGAGTATAACAAGGCCGAAACCAGGAGCGACGAGGTCGGCACGGCTGTGTGGGGACGGGTGGCAGAACATGCTCGCAAGCTTGCGTTGATCCATGCCGTCAGCGAGAACCATCTTGAGCCCGAGATTGGCAGGGCGGCAGCTGAGTGGGCACGGGACTTTGCCATCCATCAGACCAGGCGGATGCTGTACATGGCCCAGTCTCATGTCGCGGATAACCCATTCCATGCGGAATGCCTGAAGTTCCTGCGGAAGCTTCGCTCGACCCCCGGCGGGGAGTTATCACACAGCGTGTTGTTGAAGCGGATGAAGACTGATGCCAAGACCTTTCGTGAGCTGGTTAATACGCTCGAGCAACGCGGTGATATCACTACTCGGACAGAGGTTGTCCGTGGCGGAGTCGGGAAGTTCTACAGACTGCGTAAAACTCAAGTTAGGTAGAAAATGGTGCTTGTGAAGGTTCGACAGCTATACAAGGCGAACAATTTCAGCTATTCGTGCACGGGTATTGGGATCACTCAAGCTTTTTCCCTCTTAAAAAAAATGACCATATTTTTGGCGGAGATGCTAAGATTTTTAGACAAGCAAACTGTGCCAATATTCAGCGCTGACTGTATCGTTAGGAATAGGGAATGCAAATATCACCTCAGCTTGAGTTTGAACCGCTGTTGCCGATTGGATTTCACGGAATGGATTTGCCGGCAATCCGTGAATTGTGTGTCGGGAGTTTCCCCTCCTCCGCAACTCGATCGGAAGTGATGGCTGGACTGGAAAATGTAATCGTCCAGCTCGAGAAGGAAGGTATTGAAGCGGAGGTATGGGTAGATGGGAGTTTTCTGACCAAGAAACCAAACCCGAACGATTCAGACATCATCGTTTTTGTTGAATCGGAGGTATATATGAACGCGACCCCCGAACAACGAAAGACATTAGATTGGATCAAGGCTAACCAGAAGGCTAGTTTGAGGTGCGATTGCTATCTATACGTGAAGATGGCTGCTGATAGTAACCAAGCGCCATTGAATGAGTATATGCATTCCTATTGGCACCGTCAGTTCGGGTTCAGTAGGGGAAATAACCTGAAAGGCATTGCGGTTATCAATACAGGGAGGCAAACATGAGCACCTTGATTGATGTTACCCAGCAATTAAACGAGACCCAGGCGATGATTCGGACCCTGGAAGCAGCCTTGCGTGAAGATCCCCAAAACGAAGCGCTGCAGGTGAATCTGGAGTCTCTCTATGTCCGAGTCGTGCATCTTGAAGAGAAATTCCTAACTGCGGCAAATCAGACAAACTTGGACATTTGTTCGTATCGGATCTACTCCGAGCATGAAACCAAACTTCCTGTTGGTGCGTTGGGTGCTGCGTTGAGCCATTTTCAGAAGTGGTTTTCTATTGTTTATGACTCCGTTGTCAACGGCCCTAAAACGAGGGCGCGAATTGGTCCAGAAATTGTTTCTAAGACAACGATGGATTTTGGGTTCACTTTTCAGGGGTCGGTCGGTGTTGCACTGACAGTACCACGTGACCGGGTCCTGTTTGATACTCATTTGGAAAAGGCGATGCAACTTACCACCGAATTGATAAGCGCTGAGGACAGCGAGCAGGTCCATCACTATTCTGAAGTAGTTGGGGCTGCTGCGATCAAAGCTCTCTACGCACTCGTCCAAGATCACATAGAATCGGGGACTGGAGTCGAGATCAGATGGTTGCGAGAGGACTCGGAACTTGCTTCGGCCTGCGTTGACGGCAACCATATGAAGAATCTTGGACAAGCTATCGACGAAACGAGCGATCAGAGCGAAGAGGAGATAACGATTGAGGGAATACTGGTTGGCGCGGATACTACAAACCACACTTTTCATATGGCATTCGACGATCCAGATGTGCAGGAAATAAGAGGGAAAATGTCTGAAAATATTGGGAGCGGATACACGGTAGAATTACCCAAACGATATATTGCAAATGTGACCAAGTCCTCATTCACGAACTTCGCAACTGACAAAGAAACAGAGAAGTTTTTTTTGAACAGCCTCGCTGAGCCTAATTAGAACTCATTTCAAAACCCAGATTGTGGCTTTGTGGCTCATGGAGAAAGGCCACGAAACACGGATTTCGGGCACGATATTGCTTATCTCTGCTCCAGCCAAAAGGTTTTGAAATAAGTTCTAGGCAAGATGGAAGTATGCTGCAAGAGCTTGGCCTATGGGCTACCCCTTCACAGTGAAAGCCATCCAGGGGTGAAACCGTTTGGCGAGGGGAAACGTTAGCCCGATAAAACCTCGTAACTTCAAACCCCACATTTTGTTCCATGCAATTTCACCATTTCACCCCCCCTTCATCCACAAAAAAGCGGGGGGTGAAACCGTGTGAAAGAGTAGATTGTTAACTATATATATTACAATATATTATCTCTTCTATTCTCCTGTTCCCCCTTTCACCTGCTCGCACGATATTTCTTTCATTCCCCCAGTTTCTGGGTGTGTATGAGGGAGGGTGGTGAAAAGGTGAAATGGTTTTGGCCTACTGGATAATCAAGCAGCACGAGCGGTGACTGCAATCCCTGAAACCAAAGACCCCCCGGCATTCCGAGGGGTCTTTGACAGGGCTTCTGTGGTCCCACCTACGCCTCGCTCTGGGCTTCCCTCATGATGCCCCTGACGGCGTTGTCATCGCCTTGTGCGGCTGCCACCAGGAGCCTCCTAGCAAACTTTGATGCCTTACCAGGACCGGCCGCTTTGTGAATAGCCACGCGCTCCTCAGCGGTCAGCCTGAAGGCGAAGACACAGAGTTCTTCCTTGGACTTTTTCTCAGCCTTGGCCTCGGTCTTCTTGGCCGCCGGCTTCTTGCTCTTCGTGGTGGTATTTTTCGTCGTCTTGCTCATGGCTCAGTTCCTTTCCTTCGGGTTTGAAATACGGCTGGGCTCTTTGCCACAGCCTTCGCACGCCACACGTCCGCCCTGGCGGTCGATCTCCACCATGTCGGCGGGCGTGATTTCCTCCCATCGTTCCCAGTTCCACGTGTCGGACCCGGGATAGGGGATGTGGCAGCAGGCGCAGACGATGCTGCCCCGCTCGTTCCAGAAAACCTGATGGGCCTGGAGTCCGAATCTGGGTGTCGATTTGGCCGCCATGGTCAGCTCCCTTCTTTGGGAAGATCCGCTTCAAAGACGAGGCTTCCGTCCTCGCCGTAGATCTCGACGCGGTCGATGCGGGTGCCGGGGTTCTCACGACCGGCCCGCAGGATGGCCTGCCGGGCCCGCATGGCTGTCAGCCGTCCATAGGCCTCGTACCGAGCCTCTTTCTCGTCGGTAAAGAGCGTGGGGTTCTCTTCGATCTGCAGCCCTCCCTTGAACTGCAGGTCGAGATCCCTCAGCGATGCCTGGAAGAGAATGTCCTCCAACTCGCTGATTGGTTTCGGGTCGATCACGACCCAGAATTTGTCGTCAGGTCCGTAGCGCATCGTTGTCCTCCTTATTGCACCGCCGCGAACGCCCAGGCAGGCGCGTACGGCGAGTCGTCGATGGGATGGCCGCCCTCTACGAGGTAGACTACCGAGGCGGCGTCATCGGGTTCTTCGTCGGGTTCGCCCATGCTGCGGCTCTCGTCGTCCGGGATCGTGATCCCGGCGATGGTGAACTGCAGGGGCCAGTTGGGTTGGAAAGCCAGACGCAATTCGCACTCGCCGAATCCGTCCTCGGCCACGTCTTGCAGGCGTTCGATCATCTCGTTGACTGTCATCGTTATCTCCTTCGTTTCGGCGTCGGGCACCGCTCTAGATGTGCTCACAGTGAGCAGTTTATGGTCCCCGATGGGAAGTCAATTCGACCTGTAAGGCGATTCTAAACAACAGCTTGCACGTGTGGTGGGAGTCCGCTAAAAGGGGCGAATTTTGCCTACCGATTTCTCGCGCAACTACCCTCTCCACCCATCAATCCACCCCCGGCGGCGTTGCAAAGCAGGGCCTGGGGCGGGTTCATCGGCGATAGGTGCCTCTCTTTTGCAATCCAAGGCGGCGGCTCTTTCGGGCAGTGATTTCACAAGAGTCGGCCCCAGGATGTAGAGGGCGGCTAGGCAGTAGACCTCAAGGTCGAGCGCCTCGTTGCGCTCGCGGGTCTTGACCCATTCACGAACGGTTCCGCGGTTCTTTATCCACTTGCGGATGGCCTTCTCGGCTGTGAGTTGAGCGATGTATTCTTCGTCGATCCACTCGGGCAGATGGCAGTAGCCAGGACCGGGGGTTCCGATCCGAAGTCGGGAGAAGACGATTTCCTTGGCCGTGTCCACACATAGGGTGAACAGCTTGGCCCGGTAGCGGTTGTTGGTGGTCGGTCTGCCGACGACGGGTTTCCCTTTTTCCGATCCCCCGCGGATGGCAAACACTCGCCTGTCGATCCGGGCCCGGCAGAATCGGTAGACCTGCTCGGAGTGATGACCACCGCTGTCGACGGTCACGCAGGAGATGGGGACTCGCTGCCCGCTCTGGTGGGTGAACTTCTGCTGCAGGAATTGATCGAGTTCATGCCAGACCTTGTCCCTGCCGGGATCGCCGTGGAACTGGGAGAAGGCAATCAACCAGGATTCCTCGGCCGCGCCGTAGCCCTTCACCGCGCATTCGAGGCGGTCGCCCTGGACGTCCACCGAGGCCACGAGCACACCCACACCCGATGGGATTTCAGCCTCGTAACGCTCCGCCCGGCCGAGCAGACTCTCCGGATCGACCGTTTCGCCTCGTTCTTCCCACGTCTCACCCAGCACGCTGTTGACCCAGTTCTTCAGGCGCAGGGGATCTTCTTTGGCAGCGAGGAATTCAGCGACGGTGGCAGACCATGGCAACCAGCCGATCGGGGAATACAAGCTCGAGAGGTGGAACCCGATGGTCTCGCTATCCCCGGTGGCCGTGGGACGCCACTCACCTGCAGCGAGCATTTCAGTCTTGAAACGTTCTTCAATCAATGCGCCGCAGGCCACGCAGACCAGGGCCGCCGTCTTGGGGTCGTCGTCCTGCCAGCGGATGTTCTCCCACCGCATCCAGTCGTAGTTGCCGCAATGGGGGCAGGGCACGAAGTAGCGTCTCTGGTCCGAAGCCAAGAATTCCCGCTCGATCCGTGAGATCCCCTTGATCGTGGGCGTGGAGACGAGGAAGATCTTCCGGCGAGAGTAGGTGGGCCCGGTGGTCCGCTTCTCCGCCAGGGCAATGGGGTCGCCTTGGCCGTCCACATCGCCGGGGTATTCGTCGATCTCATCGCAGAAGAGCCAGCGGATCGGCATGGACTTGACGCCGGTAGCGGAGTTCGAACCGGTCAGGAACAGCACCCCGCCAGGGAATTCCTTAATGAGCAGGCTGTTGCCGCCCTCGCGTGAGCGTGCTTCGCGGACCAGGTCGTTCAGGACCGGGGTCGTGGCGATCATGGGATCGAGTCGTTGTCGGCTGAACCGCCTGGCCTCGTCCACGGTGGGGCGCAGGACCAGGATCGGACCCGGCGCGTGATGCATGACGAACCCGAGCCAGTTGTTGCCAGCTTCGGTGCCGCCCAGCTGGGAACCCTTCATGAAGACGACCCGGCGCGCTGGGGAGCGCGGTCCGAGGGCGTCCATGATCTCCCGCAGGTAAGGCGTGGTCGCGGTGCGCCAGTGGGTGGCCGCATGGCCGGAACGGTTGCCCAGAATCCGGTGGGCATCGGCCCAGGTGCTGACCGTAAGCCGGGGCTCAGGCCGCCAACCGGCCCGGTAAGAGCTTTCGTAGAGGTCACGGCCGTTCTGCATCCGCGATCTCCTGGCATATGCGTTCTATTTCTTCATCAAGGATGCGTCCTACCTCGACCGGGTCATCGGTGGCTGCGAGAGTGGCGGCGACCCGTTCGGGCAAGGCGATCAACTGGTCGCGCGCTTTGCGGGCCATGTTGAACGCACCGAGCCGTACTTCGTCGGCGGAGACAAGGGCGCCACGCCTGCGGTCGAGTTCGAGCTTGGCCAGCTGGGCCTGGTACAACTCCCGGGCAGCACGTGCCCTGGCGTAGCCGGTGGCGGTTCCAATGCCACCGGAAGCACTGTCCCCACCTCCCATGTCCATGGGCACGGACGGCTCTCCTGGGGTGCGGGTGTGCTTGGGGTTGCCGGTGATCCGGTTAAGGGGTTTGCTCTGGTCGGTGTTCTGCCGCCATTGCTGATCAGCCAGGACGGGGTCGATCTTCCCGCCGACGGTCGTGATCCTTCCCGACTTGATGGCGCGCTGAACGGAGACGTGAGAGATGCCACGCCGCTTTGCGTATGCTCGCTGACTGATCAGTTGCTTCTTCTTTGCCTTGGCCACCGCCTACTCATCCCGGCTAGCCCTGCGATCAGCAGCGATCTCATCGTATTTCCGGCCATCTCCTTCAAGGATTGCCTGCTTGCCGGTCGCTTCCTGCCATCGCATCACGATCACGTCTGTGTAGGCCGGGTCGAGTTCCATGAGGAAGGCACGGCGGCCGGTCTGCTCGGCTCCCATGAGGGTTGAGCCACTACCGCCAAAGAGATCGAGGACGTTCTCATGTGGCTTCGATGAATATTGGATCGCGCGTACGGCCAGTTCGACCGGCTTCTCGGTCAGGTGGATCATGCTCTGGGGGTTGACCTTCTTGATGGCCCAGACATCCACCGCGTTGGAGGGGCCGTAGAACTTGTGCGCGGCGCCCTCTTTCCAGTTATAAAAACACCATTCGTGATTACCCATGAAATCCTTGCGCGTCAGCACTGGGTGTTCCTTTACCCAGATGATGGCCTGGGAGAAGTAGAGACCTACGGCCTTGAGCACCGGCGGGTAATTGGCGCAGTTGGCATAGCCACCCCAGATGTAGGCGGCGCGTCCCGGCAGCAGCACCCGCGCGATGTTCCCGAACCAGGCCAGGAGCATTTCATCGAAGGCCTCGTCGGAAACGAAGTCGTTTTCCAGGGGCCGGTCCTTGGGACGCATCTTGCCGGTGGGTTTCGACTTGCTCTTGTGGCGGGCCAGATCAAAACCCTGGTGGTGCATGCCTTGAGCATCAGAGGCATCGACAGCGCTTTTTGCTGCTGGGTAACTGGACAGCCCGGCGGCGATCGCGTTGTTCGATCTCGGTTCGACTTTCACGTTGTAGGGCGGGTCGGTGTTCACTAGATGAATTGGGTCGCCGCCAAGCAGACGGTCAACGTCATCAGGGCTGCTGGAGTCACCGCACAGAAGCCGGTGGTTGCCCAGGATCCACAGATCTCCCTTCTGGCTGATCGGTTCATCAGGCGGTTCGGGCGCAGGGATTTCCTCGACCTCTTCCTCTTCTAGCAGATCGCCCAACTCGTCCAGGTCGAATCCTGTCAGCTCGAGATTGAAGTCCAGATCCTCGAGGGCCTTCAGTTCCTCTGCCAACAGATCCTCGTCCCACCCGGCGTCCAGGGCCAAGCGATTGTCGGCGATGACGTAGGCGCGCTTCTGGGCTTCGGTCAGGTGTGAAAGCTCGATGACCGGGACGGTATCCATTCCCAGCTCACGGGCTGCCAGGAGCCGGCCGTGGCCCGCGATGATACCGGCTTCGCTGTCCACAAGGATGGGATTGGTCCAGCCGAACTCCAGCAAGCTGGCCGCGATCTTGGTGATCTGGTCGGGGGAATGGGTCCGCGGGTTCCGCTCGTAGGGGCGGAGCTTGTCTATGTTCCAATGTTCCAGTTTTCCTGGTAGGCGTACCAGTGCATCAGGAGCCTTAGAATCGCCCACAGGGGCCGTTTTGGGCGCTTTGGTGGCCTTTTGGGCCGTGTCCTCAGTGGAACATTTGGAACGGGTGGAAACTTGTTTCATGACTCTCCCACGTGTTGAAAACCGGGGTCGCCGGTACCCTCGGCTCTTGGTCCCAGAAGGAACCATTTTGCAATGACTTACGACACTGTAGTGTCTACAGGCCTCTTCCTTTCGCTCGGGCGATCGCGTTCAGAACTTCCTTTTCCATCTCCTCTCTGAACCACCTGTCGGCTTCTTTCCGGGCCGTCTGGATGAAGTGCAGGCGGGGTTTGAGCCTCTTGCCGCGCGAGAAGAAGTAGACCAGGCGTGAAGTCGCTGACCCGGTGCGCTGGAAGATCCCGACCTTGGGAACGAGGTATGTCTTGGTTCGGGTCACGCCGGCACGCCTGCGGCCGGTCTTGGTTCGATCGAACCGGAGCCGACGGAGGCGGAGTTCGGGGGTGACTGGCTGGTTGAAACGGGGACGCGCCGGCCCTCCGATTACGGGCTCGGCCACGCGGCGGGCAGACGGTGTGGACGGTTTGCGTTCCGCCCCGCGCTCGAAGGCGGATAGGAGAAGGCGAGGCTTCTGACCGACAGCGATCTCGGTATACGGACGGCCTTGCTTGACGTTGGCAAACGGCTTGATGACGGCGGCCTGGCGGAGTACGAAGTTCTTCTTGCGGACGGTGAACTCTTTCTCGACACGCTGGCGTTCGGCCGCCTGGATTCGCTTGGCGGTATTGTTGATGGCATTGACCGCGGCGTAGGCCAGGCGGCGTTGGCCATTGCGCAGGCGCAGGATGAGTTTGGTAGAGTCGATCTGCAGGTCGATCTTCATCGGTGATCACCTGGCCCTTCCGCCTGCCGGACTTGCTGGCCGTGTTTGTATATGGCCTCGAGGGTTAGGCGGCCCCCAGACATCTCCACCAGCGCCATGGCCCGGGCTGGTTGGGGTGCGTGGCCTTGGAGCCATTCGTAGACGGCCTGGTTGGTGATGCGCAGGTCGGGGTCATGGGCGAGTCCGGCGACGATGCGTGGCACGCCAAAGTCGGCGACCCAGCGGCCGAACTCGGTCTGCCAGCGATCGGGGGCACGCTTGTACCTGCCGCTTTCAAGCGCCTCGTTTCGGATCATCGTCACTCCTGGAGTAGAAAGAACGCTTCTATTGGATATTTACCCCGTGCGTAGACGAAGTGTCGGGCGCTTGAGGAGAGAAGCAGTGGATACCCCCGATGATTTGGGTTGGCACTGGCAAGTGGATGGGTTGGGTCTGAATTTGAAAGGGGAACTGGATGACCGGATGGGATCCAACTGGCCATTGACAACAGGCACCGCGAACCCCGTACGTTTTAGCGGCTGGAGTAAACGGGGTGATGGCGAATACTTTGTCTCCGAAGATCAAAGAGGGACAATGGGGAGACTCTGGGGACGCGAGGTATTGCGATAAAAGCAAGAATTGAAATGAACACGAAATATGAAATTGACTCGATAGTCCTGCCCCATATATAGTTAACCACTCAGCCGAGGAGGCCGCATGAAGTATCTATTATTCTGTTCCATTCCTGGATTGGATATTGAGAAAAGCCTGGAGTGTTTTAAAATGGCAGCTCCTGCCGGAGCGCCCCGAATCGTTGGCCCAATTAAGGTGGAACCTGAGGCGCGTGCTGCTGCAGAACCTGATCTGGAGAAATGGCAGGGTGTCCCGGAAAAACGTTTCACCCAGTTTCTGCGACTTCCCCCGGGGACGATCAGTGATGCCGGTCACAAGGGGTTTGAAAAAGCATTTGCCAAAGCCCGTAAAGAGGCTGCCGGGGACACCAAGGCGGTTGCCCTTATTGCTTTTCACCCAGTGCTATATCATCAAGAGAGTGAAGCGTTCTTGCAGCCCTATGATGGTGGCCGCATAGTTTCCTTTCTCCAGAAGGGTGAAGAGATTTCGCGTTTGGTTTCTCTGCATGATGATATCTACGATGTTTACACCAGACTCTTAGCGAGTCGAAGGCTCTTTGATCCGATGGTTACCCAACGTCCGAACCGAGGGGCTGCACTGGACATCCGGGAACTTCTTTTGATCCTTCAATGGCGGGATCGCGAACTTGCGACATCAATGGCATTAGCGAGCGGTATTGGGTGCCGACATCTCTTATTCCTAAATAAGGGGCGCGCCAAGGCTCTTTGGGATATTCTCATTGATGAGCAGCCAGTCGTCTACTTTTCACATCCCATAAGCCAAGTGCGTCGTGATCTTCTCAACATACCCCATGAACGCAAGTGCATTGTCCCTAGTCGTGATCGTGGGCTTCAACTTCAACGCCAATGTCTGGAAATTGCTAACCGCCTAGCTCAATCAGCAGCGATCGTTGAGCCTACTGCCATTGACGAGTTCCGCCTGGACTTTAGTGCTCTTCATAGGTTGAAGGAGGACGATCTTCGGGAAGCCGTACTACCTCCGCTGACTACGAGGTGGCCCATACCCCAAGATAGCCTATTGTGTGGCCCAACCATCCCCCAAGATGTTGACGGTCTTTATCGTGTCCCAAGGAATGTATTTGGTAAGCTAGAGGCGGAGAATACGAATCTTGAGAAGTTGGAAATTGGAATGTGGCTTCTCAAAGAGGAAATGCTTCGCCAGATTAATGTGCGGGACCACGCTTTGGCTGAACAAGCAGATTTGGTTGTCGCCTTTAGGCCATTTTGTCAGCCGGACTCACCAGAGATGTCCGGGGGTGTTGGCGAGGAAATTGACACGATTTTCCGGAAAATCGCCTTAGGTAAGCGTACCTGCATGCCCGGCCTCATAATCGTTCATCCGGAAGAAGACGAGCAACGCCGTCGCACGTTGGAATTTGGGGGCGTTTGGGAAAAGCTAAAGTCTGATGGTCGGTTTGCGGATAATATGGAGGGTTCGATGCAGCACTGTTACGGCCAGTGTTTAGACCTGATCCTCAGGGTAAAAGATGATGAACAGCAGGATTCCGTAACGGAGAGCATTTTGGAACTTTTCCAAGAGTCTGGTATACGAGTGTCTCCAAAGACGGATGACTCTAGCATGGATACTGGTGGCCTCGCCTTAGAGGATGCGGCAGCTAGAGAGTTAGCGCAAATGATTGCAGGACAAACTGCAATTCTTCGCCCGCAGTTTATCGAAGCGGCCCGCAAACGACATTCTGAGGCCATTCAGGTTCTTGGTGATGGCAAGCCGCATTTTGAATTGACTAAGTTAGTAAGGGAAGTCTTAGAAAGAGGTGTGCACGATGGTAGAGAAGCATAATCGGCAGGAACTCCTATTCTGGAATGATGGATCCTCCTGGGCGCGCGGGATGGAACAGCGTTTACATGACCGGGGGTACAATGTGCAACCAATCTTGTCCACATCCCCGAAGCCCGGTATTTCCTTCAATGGCATGGCTCTCTTTGGACACTCTGCAATTTGTTCAGTGTTTGGGACACCAAAAAATCAGAAATCGGGGTAATCGTTGAACGGCCCAATGGTTGGTCTTTTTGCCTTGATCTCCTATCGTGCGCTGGTCCACTCAATCTTCCGCACTGCCATGTGAGATCGCCCGGCCCCATAGGTATGGATTACAACCCGCAAATGGTCATTTAGCCGCCCTAGCCCTGACTCCGAGATCTCATCCGTCTCAAGGTAGGTCCACGAGGTTCCAGTGATCCCGGTCTCGGTATGGACAAGCGTCCCGAGTTCCCCGTAGACAAGGATGTCGTACTCGGTCCCAGGTTCCGCGGTCGCCGTCTTTCCGGAGTCCGTGTAGCTCCAGGTTCCGAGCCGATTCCGGTGCGACCAGGACACGGTCAATTCTCCGGTGATCGATGCGGGGTAGCTCTCCCCGTTGAAGCGAACATCGGTCGGGCAGTAGACCTTCTCCGACCTAGCCGGCGTGGTCGCGGCCACCTGCGAATCCAAACACGAGCCAAACGAATACTCACTCTGGTTATTGAAGGCCTGAAACCGGATATCGTTGTAAACGGTTTCTGTCGGCGGCATCGGCCCACGTACATTCACGATCTGGCTGCCATACGAGATGAACCAGATGCGTGTGCCGGCAGTGAACGCCGTCGGCGCAGTGTCCAAACAACCCCGGGCGACGACTTGAAGGCTGATGCCTCCCTCGACTTGAACCACATTCTGGAAGGCAATGAACTCCTCGGTCGTTCCGTCTGAGATCCAGGCAACGTTGACCCCGAGCGAGAAGTCCGGCGCGCTGACCGACTCCACAAGGTCGGTGTCGAGACCCGAAGAGACGACGATCTCGCCAGTGAGCTCATCGATCGCAGCAGTCAGGGAGCCCGAGGGCGTGAAAATGGGAATGTCGACTGGCGGGGCCCACCCACCGGCACCGTCGGCGACATAGGCCCTGTACCCCAAAGAAATCCCAGTCGCCCCCCGCGCAGCGAGCGTCACGGCCAGCTGCACGTCCGACCCAATGCTCCCGTAGTCCTTGACGGCTTCGTAGGGCGCAGCGAGAGCAGCTTGATCACTGAGCGCTGGGACATCCCCAGAAGGATCCTCCCAACCAGACGCAGGCGGAGACGAATACCCCGTCCAGTCCACGGCGAAGATATCCTCCATGGCCTCGATCTCGATCTTCCCTGAGTCCAGGCGGCCAGTTCCCACCCGAACGCACCTGCAGACCATGCCGGTGATCCCGAGCGGATCCCAGACCAGCTTGAATACGCCCCCGGGCCGGAAGGCCCAGGCGGAGCGGTCAGCCTCGATCGTGAGCGTAGCCAGGGGATAGGCCAACGCCGCCAAGGCCCGAGCTGCGGCCTGCTGCGCGGTCGTCGGGTTGGAAAGCCCACGCAGGGTGAGGTTCTGGAGTGAGACTTCACCGCCTTGAACTTCGATCGAGGCCAGGTCCTGCGCCTGGGCGACCTTCTCGATGAATCCCGCATCGCGGCCCACGTAACTGATGCGGACCGTGTTCTTCAGGTCGCCCCATGACGGCCGGGCGAAAGATTTCACGGTGCAGGAGTCCGCATCAAGCACAGGAATCGTCTCGGGATCGTAGTCGAACCGCACCAGGCGGATCTTCAGCAAGCCGGTCGAAGGCTCGACATACATCACGCCATCGATGTGCCGTAGGATCTCCAGGACCAGATCCTTGGTGGTAGTCGTACGGTCCTGGAGCATGGAAAGCCCGAGGCCTTCAGTGGCCAGGGTCTGTCCCACCTCACGAAATGCGTCAATATCAAGAAATCCCTCTGGCAGGCCCAGTCCGTTTTCCGCAGGAGGGGAGATGAGTATGTCGTAGATCATGGCTGCGGGGTTGGCGTCCCCGCCGATGTCGTGGGCTCCGCCGGTAAGCCCTAAGCTATTCGGGCAGCGGCGAACCACGAATGAGACAGACTTGATGTAGGGCGTCGTGCCCAGGTACACGTGGCGAAAGACAGCGTAACTGACCCGCCGCCAGGCCGGCAGATTCTCCCCCACGCGGGCGACGAGGTAATCGTCTGGCTCCTGTGTTGCGGTGCCGTGGTAGACGTAGATGCTGCCCTTGACCCCACCCTCGGAGTCTTCCCCACCGAAAAAGCTCGGCGAGTTGATATAGACCTCGGTGCGGTCCGGAGTGTAGGCGTAGGACCCGGAAGGCCGCCGGTCATCGAAGCGGATCTCCAGGACCTCGTCGAGTTCACCCCCACTCAGGACCAATTGGATGCCGAGGTAGTACTTGTAGCCGGTGGTGATGGTCTTGTGAGAGAACAGCCCAGTCTTGACCCTCTCGGTGATGGCCTGCACCTGGAGATCACCGTACCAGGTGACCATGGGCCCGGAGAGTTTGCAGGTTCCCCAGACGATCGGGATCGAGCGCCCTTCGCCGATGGATGGAAACTGGAAATCGCCCAGCGCAGACGGGGTCGGGGAATCAAACTTTGGCTTTGGCCTGAGGACCTCGTAGAGAACTGTGCCCACGAGGTAGACCAGTGCCATGATGAAAAAGGCCATCAGTCGATCCTCCCGCTGAAGGGATTGCGGCCCGGCAGACGAGACCAACCCAGGTGGTTCACAAGGTTGCCAAATTTGTCCCGGCAGGTGGCTTCGAGGTGGTCGCAGCCCCAGTAGGCCCAGACCTCATCGAGCGAACTGACCCCGGGCATCGGCGATATGAGCGTGACCGTGTCCCCTTGGTGATCGACGACAAAGCGAGTCTCGCCGGTGGCTGATTCCAGGCGGCCGCCTTGATACCACTGATCGGGGCGCAGTGCGAAGCCGTTTGAGACAACGGTGGCCCCTGTGACCGAGGTCACCGAAACCAGATCCCGGCTGGAAGTGGGATTAGCCCCGCAGGGCGCGGAGTAGAGGACGTGATTGCAGGGGGTCTGCATGGCCAGGATCGGTATCGTGCGTGTGAGCATGGCCATCAAGCTTGCCCCGGTGAGGATCGCTTCTGACTGCTCGAACCTGGCCCGGACCACTTTGCCACTGAAGATCGTCACCGCGAGGTCCTCGTTTCCGCGATGGGCCCGATAGACGGTCACTCCGACCGGTGAGGACGGCAGATC